ATAAAAGTTCTTGACAATTGACCGCTTTCAAAAGCCTGCCTTGCGCCAGATTTACCCATAGCAGCAACAAGTTCTTCAATTGAAGATACTGAAGGATTGTTTTGATCTTGGTTAAAGTTCCTCCAAATTTCAGTTACTGGTACAGTTCCATCAGCATTCAAACCACCTTTGATCATCAAATCTGCGCGGCTAGAAATTGAATAATGAACGTGAGCTTCAGCTCCTCCTACAAAGTTGTAGAACTCACGAAATCCTGAACCTGTTTCCATGTCAGAAAAACGCTCACCATACTCACCACGGGCGGAACCCTTACGGAAGAACTTAGTGCCAGGAGCAAGATATTTATTTGCAAGTACTGCGGAGTTATTGTTATTTACCAGCTGAACAGTGTAAATAAAACCATCACCTGCAGAAATAATATCTGCTGCGGTAATATACAATTCCAAACCATTGTACTTATCATAAGTGATAATATCACCATGACCAAAAGATCTCTTAGACAATTTGATAGTAAAAGTAGTACCATCAACACCTTTTGTAGTGTTAGCTGGATCAAGATCCAAAACAATAAAAGGAAGATCCTGTGCAATAGGAGTTTGCCATTTGTATTCTCCACGGGCATTGTCTACCAAAATAGTATTTTTGCCACCAAAAGAAGCCATTTGGTACAAGGGCATTTCAACTTTTTGTGTCATTGCCCACAAATCAACAGGACCCATGTCCATAGGTTCTGCGCTACCCAACATTTGAGTTAGGTGATATGAATCAACGTGAGAACTAGCCTTGTAGTTAGTATCTCTCAGGAAGATTCCATTGTTTAAAACTGGTGTTGCCATAATTTATTTTTTTTAATTGTTAAAGGTTAAAAGCGTTTAAAAATGTTATTTTGTCTTTGTATTTTTCTTTTACTGTTTGGTTCTTCATTGTCATATACTCCTGTAGAATTTGCACTATTGTTTGCTTGTTCAATTTTTAGTTTTCTAACAGTTGCTTCCACAGCTTTTTGAGATCCTTTTTCCATGATTTTAGATTTATAACCATCAGGATCAGATAGCAACCAAAGTGCCTCTGAAATTAAAGCGTAATTTGGTTCAACAAATTGATACTTCTCTAAAAGATGCCCCAAAAGATTTGTATTTCTACCACTAACAGAAGGATAGTTTGGTTCAACTAAACCTGCAAAAAGCATATTTTGTGTCTTTTTATCTAATTTAATTTCACCAAGTTGACCATCTTTTAAAGTTTCATAAACATTATGAGCATATTTACGAGATGCATTTTCTTGTTGCCTACGTCTAAGTTCTTGTTCTTGAAGTTTTTGAGCTACAACTTCTTCTTGCATTTTGTCCAATTTTGGCTTAAACTTATTAGCTTGTGCTTCAAGTTTACCAAGATCTTTCCAAACTTCAATCTCCTCCTCAATTTCATCTTGTGTACCATAACCGGTGAAATGTAAATAATTTCTAATTATTGTCTCTTGATCCTTTTCATCTTTAACATCAAGCTCTCTAGTTTCTTCAACATAAGCTAGTGTCTGAAATAAACCTTTAAGATCAGAGCCACCGTTTGCTACATAACGAGCAGCAATTTGCAATTCTTCAGGCAAAGACTCAAAAAATTGTTTAGGAGTTTCCATTCGAGTCTGATTAGCCTTTTCTTCCAAATTAGCTTCAATCAGTTCTTCCCAATCTTTTATTGTGTATTCATCAAAAGGTTTATCATCATCAAAAGGAACAAGTTTTTGTTCTTTAATTAGTTTATTAAAAAGATCTGACATCCCCTCAATTTTCTTCCTCCCCCTTGTTTCAATTTTCTCATCATCAGATAAATTTTCTAAATCTTCTATGGTAGCTACTGGAGTTTTATCTTTATTTTCATCAGGTTTATTATCAACCACTTTATCTTTAATATCATCTTTATCATCATCAGAATCTTCGGTGAATGAAAAATCCACAGGTTTTGATTTAGAAAAAATATTAACTGCTTTTTTCTCTGAACCAGACTCTGGAACAGTGATGCTATCCGCAGAGGCGGCTCCTCCAAAAAGTTGATCAATGTCTAGATCAAGAACTTCCACTTTAGTTTGCACGTTTTGTTGTGTACTCATATTTTTTTGGTTTGTTGGTTATGTATATAATATATAAAATTATTTTTAAATTAAACCTATAAAATTTTTTTGAAATGAAATATTTTACATCATATGGCTATAATCAAAAATAATTTTTACTTTAAACTTTAATCATTTTTCTTCACTCCTTTATCATACTTATTTTTATTTTCTCTAGCTATCTCAAGCTGAGTTTGAGCAACTTCCCGTTGTGTGTTTAATCTTTCTTTTTCAACATTAAGTTTGTCTCTTTCAATACTACTTTTAACGGCATTCTCTTCTCTTTTAAAGTTCATCTGCTCCTGATACTCTGTTGTCTTACGTATATCAGTCATTGCATCTTTATAATCTGAAATCATATTCTTATTAACATCTTGGCCAGAACCAAAGGCAGCAGATCTAATTTCAGCAATTAAAATATCTTTTTGCCTATTCTTCTCATTTTCAGTGATTTCAAAATTTATTTTCTCTTGATTCTCCTGTGCACGAGCCTGAAGTTGTTGTTCTTGCATCTGCCTTTGGTTTTCCATTGCCCTCTCTCTAATTTCATTTTGTTTTTCCTCAGAACTCTTAAGGGCAGATGTAATTTCAGCCATTGATTCAGATTTAATAATATTACCGAGATCATAAATAGAGGCGCCGGCTGTATTATTTTGAATTGCAAGTTGTTTAAGTTGCTCTAAAACAGCTCTGTGATTGGTTTTTGTTGTAGCAAAAATGTTAAAATCTCTAAGCAAAAGCTTTGTACCATTAATAGTAAAATTAACTTTTTCCGCTTCACTTGTTATATAACTAAGCCTAACACTTGGATTTGAACTTTGATAAAACTGTGCTAAATCCGTTCTCATCTGATGAACACGAGGCATCAAATAATCAGAGTGCTGATTAAAGTAAATTTCTGTTTGAGCGTAAGATTGATTTAAGGCTTGTGTAACACCAGTGGCAGTTTCTTGTCCAATTGGAGCGCCAAGTCTTTGCGGATTAATTCCAATTGAATCAAAAGCCTGTTGTTTAAAATAATTAGAAAGCTGAATTCTTGTCATTAATCTATTTGTTTGTTCAAGATTCAAAGTTTGATAATGCTGAAAAGATAAAGGGTTTTCGGTGTTAGTAATGCTAGTATCTAAAGGAAGCATCTGAAAATTTTTCATGGCTACAAATGCCTTAGCATAATTACCCTTTCCCCAATCCTCTCCCATAGAATGTCTAGGAAGAGCATTTTGATCAAACATAATAACTGTGCCAAGCTCATCCACCAATATATCGGCAATTTGATTGTTAACCATATTATAACCAATCTGATAAGCTTTCATTAAATCAACTAAAGATGTTGATTTTGTATTTCTATCAGAGAACACACGACCCTCAACCGGTAATTTGCATCCATACAAAGTTTGACTGCCTTTAAATTGAAAAGGAATTCTGCCTGGTTTTTTTCTATTTATACCCAAATAAATTGGGTTGATATTATTAGATACATTTGATCTCCAAAAAGCTGGAAGGTTTGGTCCAATTTTAACACCACCCCAAACTTCATTAATCCAAATCCATTCAATATGTTCTCCCTCAATAAGATTTTCTTTTGTTTTGTTTTTAAACATTGATGTATCGTATATAGGCTTTTCTGTAACCTTAAATGTTTCATCAATAATTTCTTGAATTACCTCACCTTCTGAAGTTATTTTAGTTAAATGACCTAATTTTCTTTGTGTTTTCCAGTAAGTTGTGCAGACTCTCATTAAATATCTTTCACCCCAAGTTGAAATATCATCCCCCTCTTTTAAAATAGAACTTAAAATATCCCCGCCAATAGCTGGATCATTAGTCCAATTACTAACAAAACGTCTATAGTCAAGACCTGGAGAATTTGTATTCCACTCATGCGACTTAGTAGCATCATAATAACTGCCATCATTTTGGTATCCATTTACTTGATACAATGCTGATTTAGCAGGGTAAATATTCTGAAGAGACACTAATTGTTCTTCTGTCATTAAATAACCATATTTGTCAACAACATCCGCGGCTGTCATTAAGTCAATTTTACCAACAAAATTTCCCTCTGATATATATCTACTATCCGGAGATTTATGATAAAATGTAAGTACTGGATTCCATAACTCAACATCATAGTCATCTTCAAGCATCTTAAAATGCCAAAATTCTCTATCCGTGATGAGCATATCTCTAAAAGCCCTCTCCTCTAATTCTTGCATTTTAAATCTTTCTTCATCAACTTTATACTGATGACTTGCCCATTCCTCTACTAAAGATCTATAATCTTTCCTAAAAAAGTCTTCAATTTCTGGAAGAGACTTAATATTTTCTGGAGCTAATGATTTTTGAGCTTCCTCACTTTGAGGATCCAATCCCATTTCAATCATTTTAGCAATAAGTTTTGACTCTGCATCAGCTAATAAATTCTGTTCAATAAGAGCCCTTTTTTGTTCAAGCATCTCATTATAAGAGGTGTCATCAACAGCTCTAAATTGAATACCATTATATCTTTTAGAAAACTCTCCACAAAGTACATTAATTACGTTTGGAATAATTGGATAGAATTTAAGTTCTAATGCTGATTCGTTTTCTTTGGTTAAAACGTCAAGCATATCAGCGTAGTCATTATCATCAGAAACAATGTAATCTGTTTTATCTATGATCCCCTTGGCAAGTTTATAGTTTTTAAGTAACTTTCTAGCATTCACTCTTAAAAATTCAACACCTTGTATTTCTAACCAATCTATATTCCAAGCTGCCCAATCATCATCTTTATCTTTTTGTGGTAAAAATTGAACCGGTTGTGTAAGGCTTGATGTAGCCTGGTAACCCTCTGCTTTAGCTCCTTTTTTTAAATCTAGTGCGTTGTATAGTTTCATTATTTAAGATTTTTAAAAGCCGCTCTAGAAACTTTACCTGAAATCAAAGACCCCCGGCGTTCTAAATTTTTAAACGGACTATACTTTAATTTATACAAATTTTTTTGATTTTCCAAGTTCTTTGTGCTATCTTCTTCATTTCTTTTAGCAAATCCTCTATTAGACTGCTGTATTTTAGCAAATGCAACTAAAGCGGCAAAAGAAACTAACCGGTCAACGTTTACACCAGGCTGATATGCTAGCATCTCTTTTAATAACATCGGATCTGGGATCCTTTCAATTCCAAACTCTACACTTAATGTGTTTCCTTCGGAGTCAAGTTCTTTGTCAATCTCTTCCCTTAAAAACTCAATTGCATAAGAAATAAGATGGCTTTTAAACAAAGTTCCTGTATTTTTCCAACCATACTCCTGATAAACTGTGGTATTTGAACCTAAGTCTTTTAGAAATAAAATTTGTTGTTTTGGAACAAGGTATCTTTGTTTTCTTTTTGATATCATGTACTGAATAAAAAGAGAGATGTTGTTTTCTACTACAGTCCAAGCGTTATACCATTCTATGATTTTTTCTAATTGCTCATGTGTTTTGTTAATGTCATCATAACGACCACACCAAGCGGCAACAATTTTATCTTTTTCTATAAAAGATTCATACCCATCTGGAGTTTCACGTTTAACTTCTGTGGCAGATTTATAAACATAAATGCTGCACAAAGAATCAGAGGTGGTTGTTTTACCTTCAGAAACAGGGTCAATAGAAGCATAGTAGTTTAAAAACCCAGGATTCTTTGTTGGCCTTTCCCAAACAACTAAAACCCCAGATTTGTCTGTTGTTTGTTTATCAATGGGAAATTGAGATATTGGTAGTTTACTAGTTCTCTTTGCAACAATACCTTCTGCTGTTCTTTCTAGTTCAATACATTCATAAGGAAAATGCTTTTCTTCTATCTTTTTAAGATGTTTAGAAATAAGACCTTGAGGAAATATAGATTCCTTTCTATAAGCAAATGCTTCCGCAATATTAGTGGGGGACTGTGATATCCTAAGTTGATACTGTTCAGGATTTAATTCTGTCTTCCATTTTGCTCTCTGGTTATAAATACTCACTAATGCTTCTGAAACTAATGAGTTACCGTAGGCATCAATAAACGGCGGCATTGACCATTGTTCAGGTATAAATAAACCGGCTAATCCAACAGTATTATCTCCATCTAAAAGATCTGTTTCCACAGCGTATATATCATTATTAGTGGGATTTAATATCATATCCTTAAGAGGTTTGCATTGCTCTAAGTCACCAACAGAACCCGCTGCAATAAACATACCCGTGGTAAGTTGTCCGGATGACATAGCCGGCCTTAAATACTCATACGTCTCCATCATTTTTGGAGCAATGCCGGCCTCTTCATGAAAAAAGTATGTAGTTGGTCCACCGACGCCTGTGGTAGGACTTTTTTCAAATGAAGTACCTTGTATTTTAGATTTTAAACCTTTTGTGGTTTTTCTATTTCCAACTCTAACCTCAATTTGCTGTTGCCATAAGAGAACTTTTTCTGGATTGCTTGGTCTGTACCAAGCTGTATGCTGATTAAGAAAATCTTTATATTCATCTAAAAATTTCCAAGAACCTTTATCATTTATATAGTCCTTTAAACTAGCACCAATCTTACACACACTACCTTCTTCAAACCAATATGTATTTATAATCTTACCCATATGAAAGTAAGAAGAAGCAATCTGACGTTTTTTTAAAATTGCAACATGCTTAAAATTAAGTTCCGCCAGCAACTCATATAAAGCCATATGATACTGAGCATCTCTGACTTTAGCAAACCCATATTTCTTTTCCTCTTTATCATATATCGGAAGAAAATTAAGCCACATGTAGTAATCTCTAGTTAGATACCACACGCGATCACCATTTTTAAAAATTACACCTTTTCTACATTTTTCTTTTTGATCATCCCAATAAGTATTAAAATCTTTAGACCTAAATGGTGATGCGCAATAAAAACCTTGCTCTTCAAAGTTTCTAGATTGTTGATTAAAATCTGAAGATGTCTCATCAAATTGATATTCCCCAGGAATTTTAAAAATAGAAATTAAAAAATCAATAAACTCCTGATCCGTGTCAAATTCTGTAACGGTCCATTTTTTATCTTCATATGTTGGTATAATTCTACTCACCCACTATCACAGCTAAAATATCATTGTGAGAAATTAACAAATGCTTTTCACCATTATGATACATTTCTTGGGCATTTGCGTAATCTACATACTGAACCAACTCCCCAACATTAATATCAGAAATTTCTTTACCAACTCCAACAACATAACCTTGACAGGTTTTTTCTTTGGCGCTGTCTGGTATAATAATAGTAGTGCCTGGAAAAAATTGTTCAGGTTTTTTTTCCAGTATCAGTATTTTTTTCCCTATCGGAATTATCTTTTGGTTTTTCATCTTTTATTTTTTTATATTTTTTTTTATTTATTTCATTAATAAACAAACAGTCATCCCAATAACAAAAAATTAACTCTATATTTTTATTCATCGTTAGGGTTTTAATAAATGTTTGTAAGTATCATAAGAGGGGTCAAAAGTTGAATAGTTTTCTGTAATTTCTTCTCCGGGATTTATATCTCTTAAAGCTTTTCCAGTGGCGCCATCTACAGTAGGATCATCAGCATGATTAATATACATAGTATCATCAATGCAATGATGAACATTGTCACCAACAACCCAAGTGTAAGTATCCATATAAAAACTTGAAAAAGCACTAAGGGCTTCAGTATCATATTTTTTAATTTTTTGTATACTATTTTCATAAACCAATGAATCTTTTGGAATAAATTCAGCAGCAAATAAACCTAACCCCTTACCGGCTGATTTGTCAATTAACGTTTTAAATAAAATCATAACTGCTTTTTAAAATCTGTTAAGTAATTGTCATCAGTGTAATAACCGCGATTAGAATCTACAGTATAAATATTTCTATCAATTCTATAACCAGGATTATTGTTGATTCTGACAAATGTATAAGCTTTATCAATCCAAATAATTCTATTATTGGGGTAAATAAAATAATTACCGTTGTCCATTTTAAAAACATGGCCACACTTATGCTCATATGTTTCAGAAAAATTTGTGTCCAGCATTGATTTATTCTCATGCGACCAATCAAGAGTGAACATATACACACCCAATCTTTTAACCCCACTAATTGAAATTAGTTCCGCGCTTAATGGATAAAGTCTAGCTCTTACTTGAACATCAATATACGGGCTAAAGCTATCCCAATAAACATGTTCTGTTAGTGGTAAAACCTCTGCATCTGTTTTCCAACAAAAAGCATGAATGGGCCTACGAGTCCAGTTCACCCCATTCTCTAAAAAAGCCTCAAACAAAGGGACCATACCCTCTATTGATGCTACAGTATGTAAATTTGCTACAGTATATTCACCATGACCTCGTTCATGATTGAATAAAAACTCATTGCGAATAAAGCAAGGAGTGAGCGGGAGATTATGATTTAAATAGGCCATTATATTTGATCATATGCTAAACCTTGACCACCTCTTACATGACTCTCTTGTTCTTGAACCATGTCATTAAAAGCACCTTTGTATGATTGTCTTATCTGTTCAAACTTAGCTGCTGCATTAACTAAAGAATTAATATTACCATCACGACCATGCTCAATAGCTGTTGTTTCCATATACTTTGCAAGTCTATCAAGCATTGATTTAATTCCTTTGTATGCTCTGTATGTTGGTGTTTCATAAAGTTTTTTACATATCAAAAGAGCATATACAATTGCATCATCCTCAACAGATTCTTGCAATTTAACCTCATCAATTATCAAATCTTCCTTTTCCACTTCTGAGACATTAAAGAAAGGATTCATATCTGGATTTGGGCAGGTCATGTAAAATAAATACTGATAAACGGACATATATGTATCCGGGTAATTGTCCATGATTGCTTTTAAAGAACTGATTGCATAGCAATGTTCTGTTGGAATTGTCTTTCCGTTTTGTATATCAAATAATCTTATTATCATTTTTTATCTTTTATCCAATGCATTAATGTATTAACTTCATCCTTTAAATAAGGGAGATCATAAAAAACAATATCCTCAATTACAGGTTCACCATTAACATGTTCAATTATAGGGTATCCATTTTTATCATTTCCAAGTTGCACAAATTTTACATGTTGAAGCGTGAGCTTTCCAACGTTTAATCTCGGGTTGTGCTTCTTTATAATATACGCATAAATACTCAATTGTAAATTATAATGATTGAGATTGCAATTATCTAAATGAGAGAGAGGCGGTTGCATTTTTTCAGATACACCCTCCCAATTTGTAAAACTTGTTTCTTTAATTTCTTTGTTTGTTTTATAATCCGTGATGTTAACTGTATTGTTAAATATCTCAACTAAATCAGCCTGACCACAAATACCAACAGATTTCAAATAAACCAAATGTTCAGGATAAATACCATCCGATAATCTTTGATCTGAAGAAATCTTAATTCCATTTTCAACAATTGGCTTTATGATAGGAAGATCAAAACCATCTTTACTGATATACTCAAACTCAGACATATCTGATTCTCTTTGATGATGATACCAATTACCTAATGTGATAGCCCTTTGGGTTTCTCCTTCCCAAGCAGCTATAATCTCAGCTTCTGTCATTCCATACCACTTAGATTTTTTGTTTCCGGCTGCTTTTTTTGCTGCAGCTGCTGAATCAAACTTGGGTTTAAACATCCCAATAAAGGATGTGACACTAATCCAATTTATATCATCATTTTGAACACTTTTGTATTTATGCCCATCTTCACTAAAAGTAAGCGCCATATTTTAGTATTTAATTTTTATATTTCCAGTTACACTTGACACCCATTCCACAGGTAAAGAAGCTGATACAGAAAGATTATCTAATATTTGTACTTCATTCTCTTCTTCAGGCAATATGTTTTCAATAGAAACTTCCTCGTCAAAAGCATTATTATCTTTTACCAAGTCCATAAAATTATCAATAAAAAAATCTTCACTGTTAATTGCTTTAGCAACTAACATTTTAGATCTAACATATTTACCCAATTCAGCATTGCTTTTAATAGATTCAATCTCGGATTCAAAAATTTCAATCTTCATAGTTAATATTTGTTTTAAGTGTTTGTTCGGTTTGCTCATCCATGACAGCTTTCCACTTATCAAGTGGGCAACTAGAAGATAAAGCCCGGGTTTTAAATTCTAAACTGCACCCACATTCCCCACAACAGGGCTGGGTTCCATACATAACACACTTTGAACCTGTAGTATCAAGCCGGTCACACGTTTTACATATAGACCATCTTAAAGCAGCTTCCGCCTCTATGTGCTCCTTCTTAAAGATATTATTTTTAATCCCCTCAAGTATCTGAGTGCTATTTGCAAAAGCCCCTAAAAAATTTTTTAAGCTCATAGTTTATCTTTTGAATATTTTTCCTTTTTGAATTTTCTTTTATCTTCTAAAATCTCCTCATACTCGGCATTTATTTTTTCAAGCTGTTCAATTTTTTCTTTTACCGCCACTGTTTTTTCATAACCATGATATGTGCTTTTAGCAAGATTGCCCAGGATATCTTTGTTTCTTTTAATTGTTTTTTCTAGTTTTTGTTTTCGTATTACAAATGTGCCAAGACCTTCAATATAAACTCTGGTGCTAGTTAAACCACTTAAGTTTTTTCTAACCTCTGCATAAAAAAAATCTATAAAATCTGAGACAACTTTAGAATGTACTCCCACTTCTTCAGCAATATCTTTTTCAAAATCTTTATACTTTTTGGGGTTCACTACCAAGTATTTTAAAGTCTAAAAAAATATTACCTGAAGCTGTAATCTGCATATCGTCATTAATCCTTATTGTCTTTTTGTTTTTCCCATGTTTGGTTATAAGATTCTTAGCATGAGCTTTAGCCAAAGCGTTTCTAACGGATTGCTCACTTTTGAAAATCTTCATATTAAAAACAGTGCTGCAAAATTTAGTCAGTTCCACATCTTGGTTTAAAGCAAGTTGTGTCAAACAATCCAATTCAGCTTCCGTGACATGAATTGAATTGAAAAAACAATATGTGAAAATCTGATATTTCACAGCATTTTCAGATGTTGTCTGAACCTTTTTTTCAATTTTTTGTACAATCATATTACAAACTCATTATAACATCAATAAGCCTAGGATCCGGGTAAACATCCATCTTGTCCCTCCTTATATTAGTGTGAGACAACAAACCTTTAACCTTACCGTAATAAGCATCATCTTGGTAATCAAAAGCTTTATTGACACCCTGGGTTTTAATCCATTGATACAAACCAGCTCTCAAATCAATCCCATCTCTTTCACCAATAAATCTTAACCATTTAGATACAGCATCAATCTGTTTATCAGAATATCTATGCCAATTCACAAATCCCTTAAACGGGGTGTCTAGCTTAATAACCTGCTCAGGCGCTGCAGTACTTTTGACATAGGTTTTAAATTTGGCATCTAAATTCCCCATTGAACAGATTTCTAAACCCACAGCCCTGCGATTCATATACCCTGATCCTGAGTTACCTATGTGCCAAGCATTATTACCAGTCGGAAAAGCCTGCACCATAATTCCATCATTTTTGTCTGAGCTTGTGACATGATTCTGACCCCCTAAAACAAACTCAGTACCCACACGCCCTCTGGTGTCTTTTGCCCACATGTCAATCGTGAAATATGGGTTATCATTGCCGGCCGTGTGATGAAGAATAGCGTATTCTTTAGGCACATTATCATTAACATACTCATTTTTAGGCATATAATACTTATGTATTAATTGCTCATAATTGTTTGCATAATAGTTAGCAGATAGATCTGTGTCTTTATCAATAGCCTCCATAAAACCCCCCTTTGACAAAAGAAGTGTCCATGTGGTATTTCCAACAACACCATCCGGAAAAATTTCATGGTGCAGCTGATAGTTTACAACAGCAGCCCTAGTTACATCACCAAATACACCATCTGCCTTTAAGCCCAGTATCTGCTGTAGCTTTCTTACTTCCTCTCCCTTATCCCCCTTTTTTAGCATCTTCATACTTAATCTCTCTTTAACTGTCTACGGGGTGCCTCTTCCAATTCCTCATTTTCAGATGGATCCTGGCCATCTTCAGGGTTATTCTCAGCAAAAACCTGGGCAATAAACATTTGAGCTCGTGCCCGTTTTGCTCTAAGCTCCTCAATTTCAGTGAGTAAAGATTCGTATTTAACCTGAATCTCCAAATGTTTTATATTAGAAGAATAAAACTCTGAGATCTCTTCCCGCCTTTTGGCAATTTCCTCCTTTGAAAGTTGCGTGGCATTTTGTTGTTCTAAGTTGTTTTCCATTTTTTATTTGGTTTAATTAATGCAAATATACCAAATAAAGTTAAATAAAAAATGTTTATGTATTTATTTTTTTATTTAATGCCTCCAATAACTCGGCACACCTTTCATATTCCTCTAAACCCTCATAGTATTCAATCACATCCTTTATAGTATTCTCACTTATTTCCTTATCCGGGTCATGAACTAAAAGTGTCACATTCCCCTTATTAGTATCTTCATCTAATAGATCTGTGAAGCTTACCTTATTAGTAATGATTCTATAAGTGCTATAATAAGCTTTTTCAAGCTTCTTTTCAAATTCAATATGTTTGTCCATATTATAATATACCAAATTTTTTTTATACTCCCCAAATTTACTACCCCCCATCCATTTAGGTGGGAAATATACCCCCCCTCCAGATGGCACTGT